CCATTTTTATATTTTTATAATTTCGCTAAATCAAAGTTATTCGAAATAATTAAGCATTTACTTCCTTAATATTTCCCAGCTTTTTAGAATATATTTTGTCCTTGTCTTCCATATGGATCCAAACCATTGTTCTTAATAACACCTTTTCCTTTTTCATATACTTCATTATCATAATTATGTTCTTTAAGATTTGATACTTCATATCCATCTAATGCATACCAAATTGCACTAAATGTATGAGGATCTATATTAAATTCATCCTCAATAATTTCTCCATCCTTATCAACAGCATAAGTTAGATCCTCTAATTCATCTATTGTATTAGTACAGTTATCTGAACATATAATTTTTCTGAATCTTTTTACCTTTTTAGTATTTTCAAGCCTACTCCCTTGACCTTTCTTAGCACCTAACATGTTAAATCCCTCTTGTCTATAGAATTTCATTGTCTTAGGCTCTGCACAATCTGCTTTAATTAGTTCCTGAGTATTCTTAAATTCTGATATCTCTATTGCTGTCTTATCATCAGTCATTCCATTTTTGTAATATTCCCAATATATATACATAATTTTTTGTACATCATCTACTGCCACCCTCAATAGTGCATTGTATGATGTTACAAATCCAAAGTCCATTCCTACTTTATATAGCAATTCTTTCCCTGTCTCACGCCTTGTATTGTTCATCATTTCAAGCACTGTATAATGTGGCTTCTTCTCAAATTGCGGTAATACTTTCTTACCATTAGTTCCAAACTGTCCTTTTCTTGCAACTCTCCATAAATCCTTATCATGAGTTTTCAAGTCATCAAGCTGGAGTATATATGATTTAGGTAAAAAATAATTATCATCTGCTACTGAGTGATGATAATATGTATTGTTCTTTATTACTATTCTCTTTTCATATAACTCCTTATCATCTAATACAAACAATTTCTTTTTCTTGTCTATAAAGAAATATTTATAACACCAATTACTTTTTGACACTGGATTTGTAGTTAAAATCATATGTAAATTTAATGTTGGATGTCTTAATCTTCCTAATAGTTCCTTAAATCCTTCATATTTAGCCTCTGAGCATTCTTCTATCCATACAACAGATACATTATTTATTGACTTTAACTTAGCAGGCTTATCCATACCTTTGAATATTATCTTACTACCATTAGGGAATCTTATTTGCATTGGTGAAGTTTTACATTGAATAACATCATCTAGCCCCATTTCAATTATTATTTCCTCTAATAATGAATAGCATGAATCTCTCATAGTATCATAAACTTCTCTGACTACTAATGCAGTTCTTTTCTCTTCCAATAATTTAAGTATTAATTTAAATGCAGTATTATATGATTTACTAGATCCATAGCCACCAACTAAAAAATAAAACTTATAATCCCAGTTAAATATGTAATCTTCAAAGTGTGGATTTATCTCTCTTTCGATTTCCATGATTACTCACGCTCTTTTCTTTTGATTACGATATTAATCTTTTCATCCTTACCTTTATTCCCAAGCTTATCATTTTGAAGCTGTAGCTTTTGATTCTGTAACTGCTTATTAGCAATATCAAGCTTAACCTTATCTTCATCAGATAATAAATTAAGATGCTTATTAAGGAAATCAAGTGCTTTCATTTTATCTGCAAGCTTTATCTTTATACCATCTTTTCCTTCACTTACCTCTGTAATTAATGATGTATCTACACTTATACTCTCCTTTAAATCAACATAGCTATATTCTTTTATCTTTTGTTGTCCAGTATCAGGATCAATAACTGGTGTATCAACTCCATCTTTATCTTTTGTCCATACTCCTTTTGTTTTCTTGCCAAACTTCAAATAATCACCTAAATCTGCAAATGCTATATCAATGTATTTTTGGAGTACTCCACTTTTTAGTGCTTCCTTATTGAACCTTATTTTTGTTAATTCATCTATTTGTTTCTTTATACAAGGATTTACAAGGAGTTTATATCCTTCTGCATTGGCTGTTTCATAGGTGCACGTATAAGCCTTCAAATATGCTTTTGTTGCATTAAAGCACTTACTATAGAAAATGCAAAAGAGCCTCTGCTTATCCGTTAATTCTTCATTCTCCATGACTTCTTTAACTTCATCAGCAATAGGCTCTTTTATATCACATTCATTATTCTTTTTTGCACCTGCACTCTTTTTATTTTGTGTGCATACTTTTTTACTTTTT